ATACTACTAGATCTACATCTACTAATAGAAATACAACTTATGCTACTAGCAAGAATACAACTGAGTCAAGAAGTACTGTAACTATATTTTCTACGCAAACAAATTTTAATACTTCTACTAATACAACTACTGTATTTAATACTACTACTACAACAGTATTTAATACATTAACAACTTTTAACACAACTAGAAGTACTGGAACGTCAAGAAATACTACAATATCTACAGAAAGACAAACTAACACTACTTACGCTACTAATAGAAACACTACTGAGTCGAGAAGTACAACTACTACTTATACTACTAGCACCACATTTAATACGTCAACATTAACTGTAACCGCTTTTAATACTAGTACAACAACTGTTTTCAGCACAACAACTACATTTAGCACAAGCAGAAATACAATAGAACAAAGAAGTACCACTACAACGTATACAACTACTACTACGTTTAATACAAGTACTCTTACTTCAAAAAATACAACTACTACGTTTAATACAACTAGAAGTACTAATACTACGTATGGAACATTTAGAAACACGTTACAGACTGATCAAGTATATACAAACACAAGTAGATCAACAAATACTATAACTATAACTGCTTATACAACGTCTTTTACAACAACTTTTTCTACAAGTAAGAATACAACAACGTCTTTTACGACAACTTACAACACAAGTACTAATACAACCACTACGTTTAATACTAGTACAACAACTGTATTTAGTACTACAACAGCTTACAATACTAGTACAACAACAACTAGAGGAACTGCTAAAGATACAACAACTATATATACAACTACGTTTAATACTAGTACACAAACGCAAACAACGACAATAACAGCGTTCAATACGTCTACAACGTATACAACTACGTTTAACACTAGTACGACTACAACTTTTAATACAGCTACAGCCACAGTAACAGCTTTTAACACAAGTACTGAAACTATTACCACGTTTGCTACTAGCACAACAACGTTAACTGTTTATAACACTACAACAGCAACAAGTAGAACAACTTTGTATAATACGAGTACAAGTACCGTAACTACATTTAACACTAGCACAAGTACTATAACCGCTTATAATACAACTACTGCTACAGTTACTATATTTAACACGAGCACAAATACGTCAACTGTATTTAATACTACTACATTGACCACGTTTATAACCTCTACGTCTACAACAACTGTTTATAATACTGTAACCGCAACTGTAACTACTTTTGAAACTAGCACAGATACAGCAACTATTTTTAACACAAGTACTAATACAATAACAACGTTTAATACTAGCACTGTTACAGCTTTTAATACGACTACAGCTACTGTTACTACATTTACCACAACGACTACGTTTAATACCACGTTTAACACTACTAGATCAACTAACACAAACTGGTACGATGGTAGTGGTGATAACTTTGGTCAACTTGGTGATGCACCTTTCACTGGTGGTAGGTAGAAAAGCGTAAAAACGTGTAACTATTATAATACTAATAAATTAAATTTAATTATATGGAAATGTTTAATAAAAAAGAGTTAGACTCAAGAATAGGTCCACTCAAAAAAAGCAAAAGTTTATACGACTTAGAGCAAGTAGAAGGTTACTTCAGAAGACGTTGTGCTGAGATCGGTATTGAATGTGCTTACGATGTTATGGCAGAAGAAATGCCATATTTTAAAACACTCGGTTATACTGAGTATGCTGGTAATTTTTACATACAACCTTTAAATTACAAGTTAAGAAACGAGCAAATGATAGAGTCATGGTATGATAAAGAAGAACTTGGTTATCCAACTGTTGATTATGCTTCTTATCTTATTGACAAGGTTGTTAAAAATGATAGTAATAAATATACAGACAGGGATGATGTTACATCAAAATACGAAGCTAAAGATAATTTAGTTGTTTTACCTGGTTCTAATAAAGTTAGAGAAAATGTATGTTTAAATAAACTAAAGTGGATTAAAAAAGAACATGGAGATAATGTGTACTTTAAGCCACACCCAATAACAACACACCAAATTATTGGTGAGTTAAAAGATTTTTTTGGTGAAGAGTGTATACTACCAAGAAACGCAGATATGTATTACTTTTTACAAAAAGCTAAAAACGTATATACAACACACATAAGTGAAAGTGCTGTTTATGCGGCTGTTTTAGGTAAAGCTATACAACCAATTGATGTTTGGAACAATATACAAAGAGGATCTTTTTATTGTATAAATAATCATGTTTTTAGAAATCAAGTACAAGCAAAAAAGTTTATTAATTTTTGTTTCTCAAGTTACAAGTCAGGTATTATAAATCCTGAAGTTGATAAAAACTGGAAGAAAAAAATAGATGATTATTTAGAGTGGATAATGTTTAAAAGAGAAACGTATAAAAACTGGTACTTAGCATCAGAAGTAAAAAAGAAGTAAAAAGCGTGACAATTGCGTAATAATATAAAAGTAAACTAAAATTAAATAAAATGGCAAAAAAAGCAACAAAAGTAACAAAAGACGAATTAAAAAGTATTCAAGACAAAGTAGGTCAAATAAATAATCTACAAATGCAAATAGGTGGATTAACTGTTCAACAAAGTAAAGCTGTTGAAATGTTAGAAAGCCTACAAACAGAATTAAATGTAATACAAACTTCATTAGAAAGCAAATACGGTCAAGTGTCTGTTAACATTCAAGATGGTAGTTTGAAAGAAATACCTAAAGAAAATGGACCACTTAATTAGAAAAATTAGTATAGGCAAAGACTATAAAAACGATGCTATGCATTATGCTGTTGGCCAAGAAGTATACGGAGGTCATACTATTGAACATATAATCGAAGAAGAGAATAAGTTCAGTATATTGATAAAAAAAGCAGATGAAGTATTACCTTGGAAGGACTTTAATAAAAACATGGCAATATCGGTAGAATATAATCTTGAGTATTAATGAAGACGGTATTTAATTATATTGTAAAACCATTAAACGAAAAAAGATACCAAAACACACTACCTGTCGGTGATAAAGAGTTAATAGTTAATACTGATAACTTTGACCACAGGTATGTGAATAGGTTTGCTAAAGTCGTTGGAATACCAGCTAATATTGAAACACCAATAAAAAAAGGAGATATTGTTGTGGTACATCACAATGTTTTTAGAAGGTGGAAAGATATGAAGGGTAAAGAAAAAAACAGTAAATCATATTATAAAGATGATATGTGGTTTGTTGAGAACGATCAGATATTTTTATATAAAAGATATTGTTGTTGGGTTGCAAACGATGGTTTTTGTTTTGTAAAGCCAATAAAAGCAAGAGATCCGTTAAGTGTAGAAAAAACAGAACCTTTGATAGGTTTTATGTCTTATCCTGATAAAGAACTACAAAAAGCCGGTATAAAAGCAGGTGATATTGTAGGTTTTAAACCAAATACTGAATATGAGTTTGTTATAGACGGAAAGCTATACTATAGGATATTTAGTAACTCAATTACAATTAAATATGAACATAAAGGAGACGAAGAAGAATATAATCCAAGCTGGGCAAAAGGCAGTTGAGGAATTAATTAAGGTTGCTAAGGAACCTATTGTTGATAGTGATGATGACATATCTGCAGATAGATTAAAAAATGCTGCAGCCACAAAAAAGTTAGCTATATTCGATGCTTTTGAAATATTGACTAGAATACAAGAAGAAGAAGCTATATTAAACGATAAACCTGTAGAGAAAAAAGAAAGTACCTTTAAAGGTTTTGCCGAAAGAAGATCTAAGTAATGGCTTACGAACAAACTTTAATTAAGATAGTTGAACCTATCAAAATAAATACTATAAAAAGGCTTAATAAGAAAAAAGCTTGGCAATACGGTTATAATAAAGAACATGATATTGTTGTAATTAGTAAAACAGGTCAAATAGGTGAGATATATGAAATACAAAATTTTCAAATAGCTTTACCACCAGAACCTAAAAAAGTACATAAGTTTGATAGTGACAAATGGGAAGTAACTAATCAACCTAAGGCATTACAAAGAATTAAAACTATATTTGACTGGAGAGAATATCCAGATGATTTTAAAAATCAGTATGTAGATTATATAGACGAAGAGTTTAAACGAAGAGAAGAAGGGTTTTGGTATTACAATAAAGGTATACCAACTTATATCACTGGTACTCATTACATGTATTTACAATGGAGTAAAATTGATGTAGGTAATCCTGATTTTAGAGAAGCTAATAGGTTGTTTTATATATTTTGGGAAGGTTGCAAGGCAGATAAACGATGCTACGGTATGTGCTACCTTAAAAATAGACGATCTGGTTTTTCGTTTATGGCTTCAGGTGAATTAGTAAACCAAGCTACAATATCAAGTGATGCTAGGTTTGGTATATTATCAAAAACTGGTCCTGATGCAAAGAAGATGTTTACTGACAAGGTTGTACCAATATCAGTTAACTATCCTTTCTTTTTTAAACCGATTCAAGATGGTATGGATCGACCTAAAACAGAATTAGCATATAGAGTACCAGCTAGTAAGTTAACTAGAAGAAAAATTGAAGCTGGTAGTAATGATAATGACTTACAAGGATTAGATACAACTATTGACTGGAAAAACACTGGTGATAATAGTTATGATGGTGAAAAGCTTAAACTACTAGCACACGATGAAAGTGGTAAATGGGAAAGACCAAACAATATATTAAATAACTGGAGGGTTACGAAAACAACACTACGATTAGGTAGTAGAGTTATTGGTAAGTGTATGATGGGTTCAACATCAAATGCTTTAGATAAAG